GAATTGTTCACCTTTAAATATATTACGCCCCTTTGCTTCACGCAATATATTATCAGTTAGTAAGTCACTATCAATGCACCAACATTGCCGCATTGTATCACTAAAAATATAGAACTTCAAGTTGTTATGTTTAGATAACAGCTTCTTTTTACGTTCAGGTATACGTATCTCTTTCCAATCTGTAGGCCAATCACCTTTCCATGCAGTCTTAACTTCTGCCTCGCTATAGTATTTTATTCCATCTTTCTGCGTAACTACATCTGCATCATATGACTCTGTACTATCTACAAGATCGTGACCTTCACTGAGAAGATATTTAATTAATGCTTTCTTAGCTACACCATCATACTTACCGTATAGATTGTGTGAGAACGGTTTTCTATATGTGGTCATGTTTTCTCCGATTCTAAAGACTCTACTATTTTGTTAAACAAAATATCATTCGTTGTGTTAAGGCTAGTTATTTGATATTTAAGTTGTGTGACTAGTTTATTACAATACGATAACTCACTAAGGAGTTTGTTTTGTTCCTCAGTAAAGTTATCAGTATCGTATTCTTTATTACCTATGGTGACGGTTGCCATGTTTATATCTCCTTTATACTAAGTCTACTACCTCACAAACGTCACCAGTGCAAGCCATAGTTTGCATTGCTATAGTGTTATCGTCTTTCTCGTACTCAGACAGCCCAGCCCAATTTATTTTATTAGGCATGAGTGACAATAGCATACTATAATCACTTTGTCCAACCTCTTGATAGGGTGCTTGTTGATAGGTATGATCAGAGTGTGGTAAAAATGAAACACCTGACATTTCATCAAAATGATCGTATACAAATGCACCTACCGACATCCATTCATCGTCACGCACAGTGCATGTAATACTAGGTTTATGTTCGCACCAATGTCTTTGGTAAATTAGCCATGTTTCTAGCTGTTGTATTGCTGATAGATCATTACGTGTAGTTGATCCGTGCGGTGATTTTATGGGAAAGCTAAATACCGTAGTGGCATCAGGCTTCATAACATCAGGCTCGTTAGGTATACCTTGATCCTTCATAAACTGTGTCAATGGATCTTTGTTGTCTCCTCTGACTGTTCTAATATAATAGTCTGAGTGTCTGGCATGGATTCCAGAGGCTGAGTCAACGAGTTGTGAGACTGTCCCTGAAGGTTTAACACAGGTGATAGCGGTTGAGGCGGGAATAGAAAGGCGATCAGCCCAACTAGTATTAGTAGTAACAGAAACTTTACGTAATTTTTCAAGAGTTTTCTCCAATCCTTTATTAGCGGTTGTCATTATTGGGTTGTCCATTATCCCTGTGAGTGACACACCAAGCAGACGCTCTTCTTCTGTATTACGCTGCCACACTTTTCGCAAGTATGGTAACTTGGTGTATGTTGATTGAATAGTTCCAAGTATAGTTGCAATTCTGACTTTCCTTTCAAGATCGTCATAAGAATCAGTAGCCCTGACCACAACTTCTGTAAGATTGCAGAATTGATACGGACGAAGGATGATCTCACTACATGGGTTAGTTCCGAACTCGTGGTTTGGATCACGCCTACCATATTTATCAGCTTGTGCTTGACTAGCTTTTCTATTGAATACACCTCTTTCTCCCGATTTACTTTCAACCAATGCCAGCCACTCACGTATAAATGTTTCTGAGTCTGGCTTTTCTGTATAACAAACACTGTTGTTTGCTAAAGCTCTGTGTGATGCAGAGTCCCACCACTGGCCTGACTTGGCATGGCGCATACGATCATCAGATAGATTAGACAAACTAATCATGGCTGATCTACGCACACCGCCTACCACAACTATCTCACCTACTTTACACATAAGATCATGACATTCAATAGATGATAGCTTGCGCCCTTGTGCACTTTTGAATGTATTTATGGCAAAAGTAAACAGGTCAACTAAAGGTGCAGGGCCACTGGCTCTACCTCCAAATACTTTTAATCTTGCTCCCGCAGGACGTACACGAGACACATCCCACTTAGGAATCTCACCTGCCCATAAAAGAGCAAGCACTTGTCTGAACGCCTTTGCCCAACCCTCTTTACTATCCTTGACTACAACAACTGTATCACTGTCGAACAACTCAGGTATTTCAGGAAGTTTATTAATAAACTGTCTCTCTACACTAAACCCAACGCCAGTACCACAAAGCAATATAAACATAGCTTCATCAAAAGACTTAGGATCATCTACAGCTAAATAACTACAGTTGTAACCAGCAGTGTTATCACGATCTAATGCAGGACCAGCGGTCATTAAAGCTCTCATGCTTGGCATTACATTAAGTGTAAGTATGGCCTCGTGAATCTCATTAATAGTATTAAGTAAGTCATATCCTTTTAGCTTTGGTGATACAACATTATCTATGTATCTTGATACTGTTTCGCTCCAAGACTCTCTACGTTTATCTTCTTCTAACCATCTAGCATAACGTGACTTGTGTATGAACGCTTGATAGTCTGTTGGTATGTAGTTATGATCCATGTGTTACTCCGTTATTATTTTTAATGTTTTAATCGTGACGCCATCTATATCATAGATGTATTCTTGTACCGCATCTTGTAGTTCGTGTTCTACTTTACCATCTGCGGGTATAGGATATTCATTCTCATCTACATCAAGTGTTAAGAACATTTTGACTATCACTGTCTTCTTCCTCTATTAACTGACTAAGATACCACTGAGCCTTTTGTAAATCTTCTATACCATTTTTATATCTATATCTCCACAGGTATTTCATTATGTTACCTTGTAGGTAATAACAAAAACCATCTTCTCCTGTGGCTGCACGTATAGCATCAATACATTCTATACCAGCAAAGTTATAGTGATCAGGAGAGTTTACATTATCGGACAGGTCACTATCCACAATATTTAATGTCTCTCCATTTAGAGTTAATGTGTCGATCATGGTTTCTCCTTTGTAAAGTCTACGTTTATTACGTTACCGTCTATGTTCTCAAGCCTACGCTTATTGGGCTTTTTCTTTTTTTCTTCTTCTGCTGATTCTTTAGCATATTCTGCTAATATTTTTTTAATAAAGTCGTTGTTCTCCATAGCAGGTATAGCAGCTAGCACCATGTGTGTCAATTGCATAAGGTTGATATAATCATCATCATTTAAATTATTATCATCTGTAGTGCAAACGCCTATATGTAATTCTCCTGTCCATGCGCCCTCTTCATTTGTAAAGGGGCTTAGTCTTATTACGTAGTCGTTTGGTTCAAAGTCCATAAATATTCTATCTTCTGACATGCTATTTCCTCTTTACTTTTTTTAACGGAAAAGGTATCAGATCAGGGTGCATGTCTTTACCTCTTTCATACAACCAATCTTCAGGTATTATCCTGTCATGGTACATAAATTTATTTTTCTCACACCACTGACCATAAGATGTTTTTGCACCTTTACTCAGCTTGCGCCTGCTGCTCTCAAATACAAATCTAATGTCTAGCTTTGGGTGTTGCAGTTTTACACAAAGGTGTTTGCGCCTATCTTCTGCTGTAAATCTACCTT